TCTGCAAAAGACGTAGAGTGCATCGTGGCGGACGCTGGAGCACGGTCACAAGGTGCAATGGCAGGTAGTGCTATCGCTGCTGGTGTTGCAGTTCCTGCCGTAATCAATATTCCATACATCGGATGGTTAGCTGCAGGATGGGCAACTTTATTGGGGACCAATGTTGGATCCGAAGTAGGGTCACAAGTGGGTGAAGTGTTTAATGATTGCTGATGGAAATCCGTGATATTGCTATTGATGATGTGAATATACCTGACATTCAGGTTTATCAACCACCTGGGTGGACAGCAGATCCTTCAGCAATATTCGCTGCTCCACCAATCACACAAGAGATTGGTGTGCCTATTGTCAATATACCTGGGTGTGTAGAAGCGCATGAACAAAATACCACAAGAGAAAGAAGTGGTATTATTGGTGAGGATGATCCCAAGGGTGTAAAGACTTTTTGTGATGCGGGTGTTCCATCATTCAATCCACTCGATTACAATGAGGATGAATTGGAGTTCAATTATGAACCACCTGTTCCAAAAGTAGAACCAACACCAGAACCAAGGGATATACCAAAACAAAAACCAACGGAAAATCCACCACCAAAGTGTCCTACTAGGGAACAGGAATTAAAAAACCCCATAGGAAAAATCCTAGAGGGAAACAAAAAGATTACTGGTTACGAACAGATCGGAAAAGAGTGTTTGATGGTAACGGAAACTCTTGATGTTCGAGATCAGATTGTTTTAAACGTACCTAATGCAGGTAAAGTAACTGCGACCGCATCTATTGCTGTTGTTGCAACAACGTCTGCTCTGTTGGCAAAACCTTTAGCGGATCTTCTTATGAGAGTTGTAAAACCAACCACGAAGAAGATTGTTAAAAAGATTGCTGCTATCAGGGGGAAGACCGTAAAGGTCGAATCTGTAAGGGACCGCCGAGATGAGCAGCGTCAGAGGAGTGCTGCAATTCGGGCATTACGGTTGATGAAGAAGAAGTGATAGGTCGAACTTGTGGAATACTGTGACGGTGTGGTTTAATTGCATTCACGCCTTGCACCATTACATCAGCACAAATCTTTGCCATCTCTGTACCAGGTTTAAAATATATTCCACGTTGCATTAGTTCGCCACAATTCTTAAGTCTGGCGATCTCAAAATCAAGGCGCTTATTTGCAGTCAACTGTTGTTGCAATGCAATCTGAGTTGCTGCAGCTTCTTTACATTGATCTTGTAACTTTTTATCTGTTGGTGTACTCCAAGTCATTGAAAAACCAAGAGAGAGATTATAATTATCTTTCTGTCCCGTTCTGACTGGATCATAAAATTGCACAGAACCAGGATTATCTAAAATACCATCTCCAATTGGATTGCCTTCATCATCGAAAGCGCCAACATTATCACTCATATCATATACAGGACTGTCATAATAAGCTTCGTATGGTTTTGATGCCGATACACTTCCTGTTATAAATGGGGTGAAATTTCTTGTAGGACCCTGACATTGGATTCCACCGCCGTACGTATTCGTAATATATGGACCCTGCAACACCTGGACGGCCTGATTTGTGACGCTGCCACTACTATTAGCAATAGGAGAAGCGGTAGCAGAGACGCCACCAACAGTTTCTGCAAAGGATTGAGATGGGAAAAATCCAATTAGAATTACTGGGAGAAGATACTTGTAGTGTCTGTTACGCTTGTTACTTCGGTCTCTCTTTGAATAATTGTATGGTTGCTCAGTCCCGGCCCTGAATAAGTTTCTGTGAATTGAAACGCTGCGCCTGGTGTCGTTTGTGTGAACGTTGGTTTGCTTGTTGCACCAGTCCATGATGATGTCACTCCATTAATAGTTACATTAACTGAACCCGTCCCTGGGGAAAGGTTTCCACTTGCGGTTACTCCAGATCCAGTTGCTGAATACTGATAACCTGTATTATAGTCCATCGAATTGATGGTTTCC